AAGCTATAAGGATTAATACCAACAGCCGAGTGGTTTTTAAGTCTCGAATTATAGTAAGCCACTATATAATCTAAAAAATACATTCTAAAAACGATCTGGTAATCAAGAGGTGGTGTAATTATCATACGTACTTTCTTCTCAGGCTTACGTCTCTCATCCTTAGGGATATCCATCCACATTGATGGTGCGCTCAGACCTTGTTGGGCCATGGCTAGCCTATTATCAATTGCTGTTCGCAAATACACGTCATTGACAACATAGTTACCCATGTCGTCTTGTCGGAAGAACATGCTCTTACCCTTGCCTGCTTTCAATTTCTTATAAGGCAAACCGGGTGATGTTGACATATTCATTCGCTCACAATAAGGATATTTACTATCACCATTAATAGCTATATATTCACTAACCACACCCATTCTAAAACCATTGAGAGCATCAACGTTATCATAAGCATCTTGCAATAAAACCTCTTTAATACTAGGATTTATGGGTTGAGTAGTATGGAAGAATCTTGAGATAACTGTGGGAAAATCTTTCTTATTCATATCAACAGGATGCGTTGTAGGCTGTGTTATAGCACCTTGAATTACTGATGGTTTTATTTCAGTTTTCGTAGTGGGATAAACAGCTGTACCTGCCGGAACTGAACCATAATAAGTATAGTTTCCTTCTGGTAAAATAATAGCTGGCTCATCATCACATGTTGTTATTCGCGATTGTGGTTGAACACGAGGTATAAATTGTTTCAAAGATTCACTAGAAACAAGTTCACAGTAACCGTGATGCCTGTTGCGGTCTCCAGCTACATGCAATCCCAAGATTTTTCCACGTACCTTAGTGTTATAAAGTACGATAATAGATCCACAATCACCGCTGGTAGTAATGGCGTCATACTGAAAACCTTTATATAAGGTATATGCTTCCAAAACACCGGTAACATTATATTTTTGTTGTGTGATCGGATTAACATTGATTAGTTGGCGCTCAAAGGAAAAATCTGAAAATTTATTGATACTAGCCTCACACCAGTTAGGTATAGCTGTCAACTCGTTATCAGCAATAAAATGTTGACGGATATCCTTGAAAGCGCGAACTTGGAGTGTGCATTCATACACACAACAGTCTTTTCGTGAGCCATCTTTAGCAAACAACTGCGTCATACGCTTAACCTCAAACATTTGCTCGAAAACAGCTTGATCTGTCGTAAGAACCATTCGTGAATTTGGCTCAACCAGCTGTCCATCGGGTGCAACAAAAAGATGATATGGAAAAAGCACGTAACGTCCACCAATGAACAAACCGGTCATCTGGTTCATCTTGGTAGTTCTACGATCATATAATTGACAAACGCACTGTCGACCTCGTACAACATCTAACACTAAACTTTCAGCTGTGGGATCTGTAGTACCTTCTGAAAAGGCTGGTCTCTTAATACGCCGATATTTACTGGTTCGCATGTCTCCTGATGGTATGGATTCAGCACTTGCATTAATAAACATAGCTGAGTACAATGAGACCATACCCAATGCGGCAGTGCTAACACCGGCAACAATGGCACACAACTTAAGAACCTGGCTAATAACGGGATGGTTCTCAAGATAATTCTTAAGTGCATTATAAG